TCAACTCAACACCAGAATCAGACTTGGCGAATTCCAGCTTCACAGTGTCATAACCGTAAAACCTGTCAGCCTGTTCATGGTAGGCGTCCATTAGGCTGGTAGTTCGCGGCATTGATAATTCAACGCCAAGTTGTGATGCTACGCCCAACCACCATTCCACACATGCGCGGCCTTTTTCCGCATCTACCACGTTGTCATAGGTGTAATCCATGCCAAACAAACTCAGCTTGGTTACGCCTTTATACAGCGCGTAGGCAACAGCGTAGGGTCCGGTGTTATTGAAATACCCGCAGGGAAATCTTGATATAACCTCCTGCAAGGGAAATTCTTCAAGCGCCGGATAATCAGGATGCGCCCTGCTAGTTACTACGGGTATTTTCGTGGCCTTTAGCCAGTCAAGCATCCTTGCTATGTTGCTTTCCGGTTTTGCTTTCGCTCTGACTTCCTGAATCCTAACGTCGTCCATGTGGAATATACGGTCACATGCAAATACATCACCTAGAGCATTGATGCACCAGGTCTCGTCACACAACGCCTTGCGACCGCCAAACCGTTTTGTTATTTCCAAATACTGCCTGACAGATGGGCCTAGCCCCAATATGGCAACGTGCATTTAATTTATCCTCATCCGATAAAAGGTGCCGAGTTTCACGGCTCCGCTGGGATGAGCAACGGACTATTCGGGGAGATTACTACGGATTGCTAACACCAGTTTCAGCAACATGCGGCGAATGCAGAATTGCACTAGCGCCAACAATGCCAGCCGAAGTCGTGCCACTACCAGTCAGGGTAAGCTGCGTATAACGCTTGGTCCCTTTGTACCCAATGCGCTTGCAGACTTCCTTGCCGCTTCCAGCAGTGCGCGTACCAGCAGCCAAGCTAACAAGCGTCTCGGTGCCGAGAAGATCAGCATCAGCAACACTCGTCAGCGTACCCGTCACATCACCTTCTTTGAGCAGGGCCGTCACTACGGTGCCTGTCGTGGTGATCGAACCATAAGTCACCACATACTCAATACCACCGTAACCCCTGCCGTCAATTATTGATCCCGTAATCGCACCCGTTGCGCCAAGCGCCACAGGATTGATCGCCAGGATTTGCTTCACGCTACTATGCAAATCATTGTTGTTCATAACTCGTTTCCTCTGAAATTAAAAAGGCTGGCCTCTCGACCAGCCATATCGGATAACTATTAGGCTGAGAACTTGATGAATTTCACAGCTTCAAAATTCACGCAGCCGCCGCCAGTGCGCTTAGTCGTGTAAAACACAACATAGGGCTTCGCGGTGAACGGATCGCGCAGGGTACGGATACCAATGCGGTCAACGATCGTGTAAGCCTCGCGGAAGTCACCAAAGGCCAGAGACAAAGACCCGCTGGCAAGCGCCGGCATGTATTCGTCGATACGCACAGGGTACCCCATGAGTTTATCCGGCGACCCAACCTGCATACCAGGTTCCCACAAATAACGATCAGTCGTGGACTCCTTGAGTTTGCGGGCCTTGCTCAACACACTGCGCCGCATAACAAAGCTGGCATTCGGCAGGTATTCGTTTTTAAACGCACTGACCATTTCCACAACCGGATCAAAATCGGTAGTATGGAAATCTGCGCTGGCACCGGATAGAACGTGCTCCATCTGACCCCATGCGCGTGAACTGTCAGCCGTCGCAGCCGTGGTGTAGGTAGCCAGTCCGCGAGCTTGACCAGAGCCGGTCCCCTCCCAGAAAGCAGCACCCTCAACGCGGGCGATCTTGTCGGCAACTTTCGCGGCCAGCCAGCTTTCCAGATCAATCGCGGCGTCGTCCAATATCGTCTGTGACGCTTTTGGCATCGCATACAACTCAAAGGCCTCGATTTCCCATTTACCAACTTGCGGAGTATCCGAGTCAGAACGAGTGCCCAATTCAGACACCCAGCCAGCAGAAGCCTCGTCATTGTCAATCAATCCGGTCAGCTTGTTGGTGCTGATCGTCTGGACATTACAAATCTGACGCATTACCGACTTGTCGTAAACTTTGGCAACAACGCGGCCAGTCGTCGAGGATGGCAGCAGATAGCCGCCGTCAGGATCGGAACCAGCAGACAATGCTTTTCGCTCAGGCTCGCTCAGTTGTTCAAATTTCACACCGGCACACGTTTTCAAGAAACCTGACTTATAAGCCTTGTATTCCTCGACGCCGATTTCACCAGTTATGGGTTTGCCTTTGCCCTGCAAGTCAGCTCGCAATTGCAAATTAAAAGCCTTCACTTCTTCGCGCAGGTCGCCAGATTCTTTCGTGTCAGCGCCAGGAGAAGTCTGCTTCAAAATAAACGCATCAATCTGACTTTTCGCTTCGGTGAATTTTTGCAGATCAGCGTCAATTTTCGACAGCTTGTTTTCAAGCTCTGCAACAGATTCACCTTTAGCGGCTTTCGCAAGCATCGCGTCATTGGTGCGCTTGTATTCCTCAAACGTGGTGCCGATTTTTTCAACCAGCCCTTTCACTTCCAAAATATCACTCATGTTGTTAACCTCTAAATTTTCCAAGGACGCCCGTTAGGGCAGCGGATAGTTGCGTTAAATCCTCGCCCACTTCACGCGGGCCAAACGATTTAATGCGAGCAATCAAAGCCTTCGCTTCGTTGCGTGAAAACCCGCCTGCCTCGCGCAGATAGGTTTCAATTTCTGTAATGCTGGAAAGTTCGTCAAACGCTTTAATGGACGACACACGCGCCTTGCCGTTTGCCGGGAATGTAACCGGGGAAATTTCCACAAGATCAATTCTTTTCAGTCGTCGTCTAGGGTCCTCCGGCTTGCTGCGCGGTTCAAACTCCTTGACGTAATAACCAATCGACAAACCATCTATGGCCGGTCGCGGTTCCATTTTCATCAGTTTGTATAACTCCATCCCCCTGGGCGTGTCGGCAAATTTACCTGACACCCTGAGACCTACGCCGTCCTCGGATAGATCAGTCCAAACACCCACAGGAGTCATATCGTCAGCAGACATTCCAAAGCCGCCATGCTGCGATAACATGCTTGGCCAGCTTTGTTTACCACTCCTGACCTCAGATAAATAATTGCTGAATGCACCGGGTTCAATAACATCCCCGTATGAATCAATGTTCCCAAATACCGCGCCGTACCCCTCAAACGTCATGGCCTCCGCGCTGGATAATTTGATCTCGCGCATAGCGCACAATAGATGGTTCATTTTATGACTTCCTCCGAGGTCGGTTCCTTTTCTTCGCCGACCAGATATACAGGGATTCTTAATTCATTCGACTTCGGGTCAGGGTCAGGATTCATATCAAGTTTCGCCCGGCCTTCATTCGGAGTCATCAAGCCTCCATTCACATAACCCAAGATCACATCCTTGGTGTCCCTAATGCTTCCCCGTATCATTCCTTCTTCGACAAAATCAAAATAATACCCAGACTTCCGATCCTGTTCGGTCAAAAGCTGCGCGTCGAATTCTTGTTCGTAGTTCGTCCATCGAGGTGCAAGGCAGTCTCTATCGTGCGCGATGAACATCTGTTCAGCAGATGCGTAGGTGGTTGCCTTGTCCGAATACTGAACCATGATCGGATTCACACCGTAAAACCGGCAGACTTCCTCGACCTGGTATTTCCTGGTTTCGAGTGTCTGAGCATCTACACCAGTCATCTGCGTCGATTGCCATTTCGCGGCCTTGTCCAGTATCAATGGCTTGCCGACATTCTCGCCACCAGCCGAGAATTTATGGACCCATGTGGCGAGTGCTTTGTATTGCGTATCACTCAATTCCCCATCAACGGTATAAACGCCAGAAGGTCTCACGCCATTGCTATGGAGAGAGCCGGAGGCAGTTTCAGCGGCAATTGACAATCCGATTGCTTCGCGGGCAATCTTGATAATATCCATGCCAGCAATGCCGGTATAAGACGGACCCCTCAAATGCAATATGGCAGACTGCGGGAAAGTCTGCGTCTCGCCCTTGTCACCATAAACCTTGTACTCATACTCGCCCCGACCAAGGTTTATAATCTCCACCTTATCCGGCTGGAAGGGAAACAGCTCTATAATCCGATTGCCAAGTCGATTGATAAACGAGAAGTGATTACCCGTTAGCTCAACATGCCAGGACACCATCTGCCGCCACTGGAACGAGGTCTGCCAGCGATTTGGCTTGCTTGACATCAGGTAATATAACGGATGGTCCCTAGCGGGGATTCTGGCCTTGTCGGTTTCCAGCATCAGCTTCAACGGAGGCTGGGCTATGCCGTTTGCAATCACCCTGTTACAACCAAATACAGCGGAGACGCCAACGGCAGAATTTATATTGACATTATAACCACTACTTGTTTTTTGACCGGCAAACAATTCCAGCCACAGGTCATGACTGTTAGATGTTTTTCTGGATAGCAACATTATTCACGCGCCAAAAGGTAACTAACAGCAATGAGGAATCCACCGAAAACAACAT